CCATCCCCCACCACCCCCCACCTGGTGCCTCAAGCCAAAAAAAAGGGCACCTAAGTGCCCCCTAATGACCTCAGCTCTAATCTAATCTACTGCCACCATAGGCCTTCAAGCCTAGCTCGTTAACTAATACTTCAGCGTAGGCATACGCACCCGCTTCCTTAACGCTAACGCTCTGCGTAGGATAGCCTGCTGGATCCCACAACTGTAAGCCTCCATTGTATGCTTTACGGAAGCCTACACTGGCTAACCACTTGCCCAACTTGCTGTTCGTGCGCACATCGTATACAGTGACCCAACCAAAGCCACATGCATCACGCTCGCCTACCTTGCTGTACATGTCAGCAGCCGCTAGCTTGCTTACTGCTAGAGCCTTGGCTAATACTTGTTCTACGAAGTCTTGCTTTAGTTCAGTTGCTTTTAGTTCCATTTTGTTTCTCCGTTGTGTTAGTGTATACGTAGTATAATATCAAACCTGCCAGCTGTCAACTACTTTATGCCAACTCCTTAAGCTCACGCTGTAGCTTCTTCAATTGCTTCTGTAAGTCCTTAAGCTTCACAGCCGCGCTAATATCAATCGCATGCTTAAACTTCTTATTCTCCCAATCTCTGTCACTAACAATAGCATCCACATACATGTCAACAATAGTCTTTAGTGTAGCGTTCCACTTAGCACCGTCTAAGCACGTGTCCCAACATTCAATCTCATACTTGTCTGCAATGTAGTCATCAAGCTCACTTAAGCGTTCAATCACTTCTGTTTCAATGTCGTTAGCTACATCGTCAATTGTTTTAATTTTCTTAGCCATTTTGTTTACCTCGTTGCGTTAGTGTCTGTGTAGTATACTATCGATTAAACCCTAAGTCAACCTATTTCTTTACTCGAACAGTGAATAGACTGCCTAGTAGGGCTGTGGCTAACCAAGTGTTGAATGTGTAGGGAATAGCCAATGCGGGGAATAAAGTATCCAATGACCATATGGTTAAGATAGGTCCTAGAATGACTGCTAAGATACCTAATACTACTAGGCCTAGTACGCCAAAGGCTTTGGTGGATGATTTCATTAGTTTAGATCCTTATGATAGAATTGGTCCATTTGGTATAGGCTCACACAGGTTAGTACGAGGATACCTAATAGTCCCAATGTTGAGGGTGTGTTAACTTCATATGCTATAAGAGCAAGTAGCAAGGCCTTGCTGGTATATATCTTAATCATTTAATTTCTCCTAGTGTTGTAATGCATGAGTGCATTATATAGTCTAAGCGGCCTTATGTCAACTTCGGATGGCACGGATGCCTAGGGTGAGGATGAGGCCAAACACTAGGATCACTGCTATAGGTATTAGGGCTACTAGGTTGTACATTATAATACTCCTTCTGATTCTAGTTCAGCTACTGCTTCGTTGAATAGGCTTTCTAGGTCGCGGACTTGGTTGGCCACTCTAATGTCTTTCCGACGCTTACGGAGTGCTGTGCCTTTCTGATACATTAAAGGGTGATGCAGTTTACAGTATACTGCACCATCCACTAGGTCCTTTGATCCACACTCGGTTGGATTATCGCCAAGCCATTGACATCCGAGTGCTCTAACCAGGGCTAGATCAAGTACCGGATTATTTGTTTTCATTGTTAACCATCTTCTTTACTAGTTTTTCAGTATCGATGCCCATATCTTTTAATATGATCAGCATGACTGTTGATGTTTCTACTCGGCCGGCAGTGCGTTCCTGGTGTGCAATGATCACCAAGAGGGCAATCAAACTCCACCACTGCCAACCCCAACCTAAGTTGAGGGTGGCCAGTACTAGACCGTAGGTTAGATATAATGCTACGTTTAATATCTTATCCATTAGGCGCGACGCATACAGGTTGTTGAAGCCATAGCCTGCCAGTTGCTGGGAAAGCTCTTGCGCAGGTCAGCTACCTTAAGTACCATGCGTAGGCTTAGCTCTCTGAGCTTGGCCGCGTTCACAGTGATGAAGTTAACGATCTCATCTTTGGTCACCTGTTCAAACTCATAGTCATCTAACATACCTTCATTAACAATCTGCTTGATGCGCAGGATCTTCTCGCGGTCTGTGTCCATCTCTAAGTCGATGTAATGGCAACGACTTTCGAGCGCATCTAAGTGGTCCTTCAATCGTTTGCTTTTCACATGATGGAATTTAATATTAGTGATAAAGATCGCCGCACCTTTGAACTCAAACCTGTCTGGAATGCCTTCACTGCGTAGCATACGGCTGTCAGTGTTCCAAGCAATGTATCGCTTCTTGCTACTATCTAATGCGCCCTTGAGGATGTTAAGGCTAAGGTCTTCCATAAGAATACTGTCGCAGTCATCGAACACTATAACGTTGCCTTCGTCTGCGAATTCGTATAACTTAGCATATAGTCCGAGGCTACTCATCGCACCTTTGACCACTTCGTATTTAGGTTTCTTATTACCTAACGTGTTGAATAGATCGTCCTTGCTGAGTACTGCCTCAACACCAAAGCTCTTACCTACACCTGGGGGACCACTTACGATCATAGCACGTACATCGCCATGCTTGACTGCTTTGGTCATGTCAGTTAAGATACTGAAGCGAGCACTTAGGCGTTCAATGATCTCTTCGTCAGTCTCTAAAGCCACTGATAGTTCTAAGGCCTTAATCGCATCGGTATCAAACTCTAGTACTGATACGCCACCACTCTTATTTGCTTTTGCCATTTGCTTTCCTTGTTTTGTTAGTGTAAGTGTGTATTATAACACCTAGCCTAATCCTTGTCAACCACTTCTTTTTCAACAGTGGCGCCTGTATACTTCTGGCCTGCCTTGTGAATCAATCCCCAAGGATAGTATGTAATAGTTCCGCCCGAAGCAGAAGTTTTTGTAGTGCCTGGTGTGTTCATGTTATACTCCGAATACCAATTTGCCTAATAAGAACCCTGCAAAAAACAGGGCCACCCAACCTACTAAACGATCTCCCCAGTTAGGCTCCATAGTATTCTGCTCCTTCATCATACTCGTCGGCAGTGTCTTCGTCTTCTTCAAAGAAGCCTTCCAACTCAGTAGCGCAGAAGTCCTCGACAGCCGCTTCGCTCATTGTGGTCATTAAGCTGGTTGCCAACCACATTGGGTCAACGATGCCTTCTACCATTAGATCATAAAGCCTGTTAGTGTATTTGCGTGTTGCCATTTTGTTTCTCCGTTGTGTTAGTGTAAGTGCATTATAGCAGGAGTTAGCCCAAATGTCAACCTATGTTCTTGCTATGATAGCCTGTGAGTAGATGATAGATCCCAGAACCTCTGCGGAGGAGGTCACTCCACCTTGTAGCTCCCAACCATTGGCCAAGGCTGCACGTATTTCCTTTTCAACCTCTGCTAAGGTACCTGTGACAATCTTGTATCGCATATTAACCTTTCTCTGCTAGTTCCTGACACCAGACGCATCGTGTGCAGCCTAGGATGGCCTGTCTGCGAGGTTCCGGAATGGCCTCACCACAGTCCTCACACTCGGTTAGACTTGGTTGTGCCGCTTGCTCTGCTAGTCGACGCTGAACATCAGCTACCGCGTTCATGTTTAGGTGGATGGCGTGAATCTGGCCTAACTCTTCTTCGGCTCTGTTATCCATGAAGTTATCTTCTTGGTGCAATACATCTTTAGTTGTCATTAGATTTGCCTTTGTGTTTGGTCTTGCGGGTGAACTTGGTACGGTCCTTCTCTACCTTTGCTTTGAAAGGAAGATCCTTGTTGAATAGTGCATAGTGTCTGCGTACTGTCATTTTAATCTTTCTGCTCGTTTTCATAGTGTAAGTATTATACTACCTTAAACCTCTGATGTCAACCCCTAAATGAGGTCAAGAGAAAGCCCGCAACATGCAGGCTTTTTCTTAGGTCTAGCTATATGTTAGGTTTAGTAACTTTACATACCATGCCCTTTCTTCAAAATTGATTTAAGTGTTATCTCTTACTAAACTACATTATACTATCTTAAACGAATCCTGTCAATGCTCGTTGGTATCGTTCCTCTTGGTGTCGTGCCCAACTCATCTCTAGGCCATGCTGTATACGCTCCCTATCAAACCATTCAGCTAGGGCAGGAAACTCGATTAACGGTAGTTCTATACCATAGTCATCTTCGAACCAATCTGTTCTGATCTTCCAGGTCTCTGGTACCAAGTTTCGATGCACACCGATGTTGGTTTCGATCATTAATCGTTTCCATTTGCGAACCAATGTGTTTATGGTATTGGTCCAATAGGTATTGGCCCATGTGTTTGGTTGTGTCCTGGACAATGCTTCTCGAGCTTGGTCTAATCGAATGCCCAAGGCATCCAACTCATACTCAGTGGGGAATAGGTTCTTAGGTTCCCAATCGCCTAGATCTAAGGGCAATACCACTGCCTCTGGCTCTTTAGGTTTAAACCAACGCATCTTCTAACTCCTCGGGAATGTCATTTAGGACCTTGCGCTTCTTAGTCTCTGCTATCAAGCAGGCCTGCACTTCTGCATTGCCGTTGGCAAAGCCTATGGCGAATAGGAATGCCAGTGCATCCTCTTTGGTGCTGGGATACTTAAGTTCCACTAGGTCGATGTCCTTGTGTCCGCATTTGATTAGGATCTTTACTCGGTGATAACTGTTGGCATATCGAACTTTGAGTTTACCGTCGAGTCTACTAACGCCTGCGTGTGTGTATGATTTCATAGGTCTTTCCTGTTCTATCAGTGTATAGCTAGTATACTACCATTAGCCCAAAATGTCAATAGACTTCTTTGGTGATATAGAATACTTCCGCGGGATACTTCTCTTTGAACTCATCCGTGCCTGTGAACTTGTTCAGTTCAGTAGCATTGAAGAATACCTTATGCAATGCTGTCTTATGTGTCTTACGATCACTGACCGTTAGATAAACTGATGTGGCGCGTCCTGCCATGTTAGACCTCTTCTATTGAATGTGGAGGAAAGCTGAACTTCAAACTGTTCCTGCCTGTGTTGGCTGCCTCTGCACGTTTGAATGCTTCAAGTGCGCCTTCTTTAGTATCTGCTTCTACGACGATGTGATCAGTCTCAGTGTGGTTAAATTCATCCCATCCCGGCATCTCATATTCGTAGCGTACAATGTATCTTGCCATTTTGTTTCTCCGTTGCGCTAGTGTATGTGTTATTATAGCATACACTAGCCCAAAAGTCAACTAGTATTGCACCACACGCACAATCTGCGTTAAGTAAGCCCAACGCGGCTCACCTTTAGTGTCTGTGTAGTCACAACCTGCACGTCCATTCTTAATGTCTGCTTCTACGTTTTCTAACGTAACAGTTTCTGCAGGCTCACTGCCAAACCCACTGCGTATAACTACCACGCTACCTGCACGTACATCATCAATGTCAACGCCAGTGCCAGCAATGCCACTGCGTCTAATTGCGCTAATTAAATCTAATGTGTTGCTCATTTTGTTTCTCCGTTTTGTTAGTGTAAGTGCATTATAGCGCATTTCTGCGCTATTGTCAACCATTATTTTTCTTGCATTACAATGTTGTTAGTGCGTAATTGTTCTGCAGCCTGCGCAAATGCACGCACAACATCTTCTTCGTTGTTATAATCGCTACTAATAAAGCTAGCGTTACGTTGTGTTAGCGTGTCGTATGTAAAGCCTACAATAAGTCTAAACAGACCCTTGTTTGTTTTTAATACTTTTGCGTGTGCTAGTGTGTTTGTTTGCATTTGTGTTGCTCCGTTTTGTTAGTGTAAGTGCATTATAGCACCCACACTAACATTTGTCAACCTCTTTATGCCTGTACGCAGGTACCTCTGACCATGTGAAGGCTTCTGCGCCCAGTGCGTGTGCTGGCAGTTAACCCATGTGCATTTAACAATGCTTCCGTCCTTCCTGCTACCTTCTCGCCTAGCCCGTGATATACCACCATGCCCACATAGCGTTTACTTTCCCAGGTGCGGTGGTTTGCGCTGTCAGTCCATGCCATGCCTAGCTCTGCGCCCAATTGTTTGGCCGCGGTTCTTACTGCATTACGGAATTCTAATGTGTTTGCTGTTTGCATTTGTTTCTCCATTTGTTTAGTGTAAGTGTATTATAACACAGGTATTACCAAAAGTCAACTATCTTTTGGGCCATATGGCGTCTAGAGTCTCTACCTTCTGGCGATTCATTTCCTGGGTGATCTGTTCGTCCTTACCATATACTCGTTCGCGGTACATGCGTTCGAAGCAACGACCCAGACCTTCTGCACTCTTATTACCCCAGGAGGTTTCGTAGCGACCATCGTCATTGGTCTTTAGATCTAACATCTGGGCTATCTCTAGCCCAAATGCTTCTGCTTCTGCGGATGTAGAAAATTTACTTACGATCATCACTGCTCCTATGCTAGGTTATAACGATAGATGATGCCCTGTGGAGTAACCTTCTTAACAAAGCCCAGCTCTGTCCAGTCCTCTTCCAACCAAGCCAATGTCTTAGGATTCTTAAGCCATCCTCCATCAATCTTAATGCTCACACCCTTCTTACCATATGCTTCATAAATTTTGCCAGTGGTAATCTCGCCTAATGCCACCATCATCGCATCAACTTGACGGCGTAGAGAAAATGGATAGTGACTCTTGTTGTTTAGATTGCGTTGACGAGCGTCTTGTGATGCCCACCATTTGTTTGGTGCTTCTTCAGTGTTGAGTAATAGTGTTTTCATTTTGTTGCTCCGTTGTGTTAGTGTAAGTGCATTATAGCATAGGTATTACCTGTTGTCAACCCCTATCTTATGCCAAGAGAAAGGGCTGTGAACAACATTATGTCCACAGCCCTTATGATAGGGTGGGCTTACCGTAAGCCACTACCTCACAAACCACACCCCACGGAGCAACCTATGCAAAGTCTTTGTTATATTGATTACGCTTTGCCTCACACTTGTCTTTAAACTCTGCCCAAGTGCCTGAAAAAATTACGTTGTCGTTGTTAGTGCCAACAGTGACAACCTCAACCTTGTTCTTGTAAACATGGTACTCATATTCCTGCCAATTGTCCACACCTGGCTTAGGTGGATACAAGTAGAACTGCCCTGGACCATCTTTAAAGTGTGCTACCAACTGCGCGGCCAAACATCCCATACCATTGGCAACCTTTTCTGTCTTAGCACCCAAACCATTTACAATTGCAATTGGGCTAAGGAATTCAGCAAGCTCTAAACCATGTCCTTCCATGTAGCCATCATATTGGCGATATAACTTAATGATTGGCGTGTGCTTCTCTTTGCCATTCTTTTGAGTGTAAGTGTCATAAACCCATGTTAAACTGCGTGTACCCATTTTGCTTCTCCGTGTTGTTAGTGTAAGTGCATTATAGCACCCCCTAGGGGTTTTGTCAACCCCTTTAAGCGGGGTCTTACTCTAGGAGTCTTGTTCTTCTTCCTCGTACTCAGGTTCATCGTACGGTGGGTCAGTGTCAATAACAACCTTACCGAATGTAAGCTCAGCACCATCACTGCCTACTGCAAACTGCTCTTCGAAGTCTACTACGTTGCCACCTTCCATCCATAGGCTGTCCGAAGTATCGTTGATGTCACTAAGTAGGATACACCCAATGCCACCTGCATCCACAGGATACTCACGGCCTTGCTCATCCTCATAGTTACCATCACCGTGGGCGGTACTGAAGTAAGCAAAGCGAACACCATTGGCTAATTTGAATACACCTTGTGCACCGCGCCAGTTGTCTTGTCCCTTAGGAAAGAACAGCTCACACGCTTCTTGCCACTGTGGGTGCATTACATAGCACAAGTCACCGATCCAATACTTTCCTGCTGGCATAGTTCCGTAATTCATTTTGTTTCTCCGTTGTGTTAGTGTAAGTACATTATAACATCGGTATTACCACTTGTCAACCCCTAGATAGCATCAGCCTCTTCAACGTTATACTGCGTGATGTCGTCCTCAAGGATCTCAATAGCCGTCACACGCACTTCGTTATCAGTGGTCATACCGCCGAGGACATTCTTGTAGTCCAAGAGTTCTTGTGCATACTCAAGAGCCTGGTCTCGGTTATCGAACGGTTCGTCGTGTGTGATCTCAGCACGCACTGTGGTGTAGATGACTGTCTTCATTCTGCTGTCTCCATTGACATCTCTTGCAAGCGGTCATACGCATTAACAAAGTCCTCGCAAAGCAGACGCATACGATGCATAGCCTGCTCTTCGCTGTCGCTTAGGCCAATGTCTTCAAAGTCGTAACCGTCTTCTAGAACATTAACGCAATCGCGCAAATCACCTAAGGTGTTTTCGAACCTGCAATAACTCATATTAGCCATTTTGTTTCTCCGTTGTGTTAGTGTAAGTGCATTATAGCAGGTAAAACCTGCTATGTCAACCCCTAATTAGCAAACTCTTCTATGCAATCTAATACTTCTTCTAACTGCATAATAACATCTTCGATGTTGTTGTGGATAGTGTAGCAGACATCCTCGTCTTCAGGAAGTGCATCTTTGTAGACTGCAAATGCTTTCTGTTGCAAGCGGTTTGCAGTGTGAAGTGCTTCGATAGCGGCTTCTAGGTGTTGTTTGGCTAGTGACATAATGTTTCTCCGTTGTGTTAGTGTAAAGCTATTATAGCACCAATGGTAAAACCTGTCAACCGATATAGTGAACTATTAATCCAACTACGCCTGTGAGCAGCATCACACCGTTCACAACGATTAAGCTGGCCTTGCGCCATTCTATAGCTATAGCAAACCATATAGCACCGCCTACGCACAGCAACAGGGGCCCTTGTGGGTAGTATCCTAAGCTGTTAACTGCTGTGCCAACGATTAAGATCGTTGTAGCTATCCATTCTAATATTAAGATTCTCATATGTCTAAAGTACTTCCTAATCCTTTGTGATAGAACAAATGTTGTCCCACCTTGGTTATATACTGCGTACGGTCTGCCCAAGCCGGCGATACATATGATGCATGATACATTAAAGCCTGCTGTAGGGGTCTTACACGTACCTTATCCACCAGCACGCTATGCGCAATCATTTGACTCTCAGCCCACAACACACCCTTGGGCTTGTCCAACTTCTTCTTAAGTGTCCACGAGAACTGTGCCTTTGCGTGGACTACCTTGCACACACTGTTACCCCAATGGCCCGTCTTGAGTCTGTTTAAGGTTACCTGTGCAACTGCGTATTTGCCCTGCACCGGCTCCACCCCAGCTTCGTAGTATACATTCTCTGCTAGACAAGTCAAGTCATTTTTTGTGTAATGGACATTCTCATCTGTCTGCACAAGAAAAGCCTTGATCTCACGGACCTCATTGTGGACCTCAGTGATCTCACGTTGCTGGAACGACAGCAATGCTACCACTGCCGTTCCAGTTGCCGCTATGAGTAAATTACTCTTCGTCAACACTGTCTGCTTCCCACATCTCTTGGTTTTCGGAGATGGCAAAAGTATCGTCTAACTCTTGCGGTAGTTGATCACGAGCGCCTTGTGCATCACCCCAGTCTTGGTAGTAGTCATCATTGCCGTCTTGATAGATGCCAGCGAACTGCATACCACCTTCATAGTAGTAGCCAAGCACATCAAAGCCCGCTTCTTCCAAGAACGCATAAGCGCCTACTGGCGGAGCCCAAGCACTGTCAAAGTGCAGGGTGATGCTGTGGAAGCCGTCAATGGTCTCATTGATCTCGTAGTATTCATCCTCACTGCCAACATCCCACTTGGTTCCCCAATTGCTCACGCACCAGTCATACCAAGTGCTGTAGCCATATTTCTCAAGGTTGGCTTCATATAGGGCCTGTAGTTCAGCATCATCAGTACCTGGAGCACTGGTGATCATCAAAGCCTCGGGCACAGGAGCGAACTCCTGTAGCAATACCCCACGCTTAAAGGCCTCTTCGACACGCTGGATCTGACCAGCATCTTTGTGAGTAAGTGTTACGATATTCTGGCACCAGTTTGGAATTTTGGGTTCCTACCTTTCTTAATTTGTTAGTGTAAGTGCATTATAGCACCTTTCGGTGCTATGGTCAACTAGCATTCGTAAAGTTTAACTCCAGGATCTAACTGCTTCAACTCATTCGCCGCCTGTGTTAGAAACTTAAAATTCCTACGAACAGTGGCCGCATCTAGCTCGCCATCACAGGTCAAGTTCTCTGGTGATAGTTTGCCATCGATGATATCTGCAATGTGTTGTCGGTCTTGGGCAGTGGCCAACGACAGAGGTTTATTCCCCCATATGGCACGCCATTGGTTTTCTGCTTGGATAAAGGACTTTAGTGTTTTCATTACGTTTCTCCGTGTTGTTAGTGTAAGTGCATTATAGCACCTACACTAATCTCTGTCAACCTCTATCTAGGCCATCTCTACCATGTTAGCAGGCACACGCCAAGCACCTTGTGGTGTATCGATAACGATGTTCTTAATAGCGATCTTCTTAACGGTGCCTCGAATGGTTTGACGGCTACGGCTTGAAGTAAACTGGACAGCGTCACCTACACGGAATGTTCTTAGGTTCAATCGAGCGTTACGGCTTCGGACATACTTGATTGACTCTACGATTGAGTTGATATCCGCATCAGTCAATTCTGAAGTTAGGATTAGTTCATTGATTTTGGCTACTGACATAGTCTGCTCCTTAAGTGTTTAAGTGTGTAGTATAACATCGGTATTACCAAATGTCAACCTAAAAAGAATTCAATCTCTTTAATAAGATCTTCCTTCACTGGCTTGTCTTCGTCGCCATGCACATACGCGGCGAACTCCTCTTCATGCCAGCGTTCAAATGTGCTAGTCATTAGCCAATTGAATATCTTTTCTGCTGACTCCTGCTTAACCTTAGCGCGGAACGCTTCCAATGCCTTAGCACTGTCGCCTTCTGTCCAGTAGGTAAGTCCGTCTTGCTCAACTAGCAGGCCTGCTTCGATTGCTAGTTGTTCTGTTGCGGAAAAGGTTGTGCTCATGCCATTACTCCTTGTTTAACCTTGCGCCAATCCCAACGTGCCTGTGTGTATGCACGACGGCTAAGTGTAAAGCCTGGGCAGTTCTTGCAGGCCCAAGCTACGAAGTGAACTTGCTCTACGTTACTCATAAGCCACAAGCCTCGTAGAAGCGTCCATAGTCAAAGCGACTGTTCATTGCCTTAGCAACATCTGCAAAAGCCTTAGCCGCTTGCTTGCGTGCATCCAAGTCTGCGATACCTGCTAGTTCTTTTGCCATTGCAATAAAGTGTTTACGTGACATCTTGTGTTTCTCCGTTTTGTTAGTGTGTAGCTATTATAACACCGGTTTTACCTTTAGTCAACCTCAATTAACTTTAATTCGTAGAACATATCCTGCGCCAAGTCTACGCTGACAAAGTCAATAGCATACTCTTCGCCACTCTCTTCACCTGTACCGTAGAAGCGACCTGTACTGAGATCCTCTCCCAGATCTAATAAGTCCTGGTCAGTATCCCAATAGTCAATGCGGATGCCCTCGCAATTGAATGGAACATACACTGCGGCACGGCCTACGATCTCTTTAACCTTATCTAAGCTCATACCTTCTCCTTTGCAACAATCTTAGGTTCACGTCCACTGCCATCGCTGATGTAGCCTAACACTAAGGTCTCCATAGCCCGCTTAGCCTCTTGCACGGCTTCCCAAGCAAGGTCTTCTGCGGTGCCGTCTTTGAATACTTCCATGGCATCCTCGTACAAGAAGCCACCTACATAAGCATCACCTAGCTCGATGTCCTTGTAGTAGGCCACAGCGCGAAGCATGAACCAATCTAATTCATACGCATCAATCTTGCGACAAAGGTCTTCAACGTCTGTTACAGTGTCATCAAAGCAGTCTCTGGGGCTAATATCTTCCCAGGACTTTTCGATCTTAACAGTAAAGCCATCCATTTCAAGCTGGCCTAGTGTTTCCCAATGGCGCATATCATTCTCCGTTTGTTTAGTTTAAGTGCATTATAGCACAGGTATTACCAAAGGTCAATCCCAAAATTTATTAATAATCTCTTCTGCTTCCCTCATAGCACCATCAAAGTCACCAGCACCTAAGCAGAAGATCTCTCCGCTGTAGTGTAAGCACCAGCAGTTCAAGTGTAGATCAAATTCTACATCGTAACCAGTTTCTAATACATGTACAGCCATAATATTCTCCTTATAAACTTGCGGTATCAATTTCTACGTCCGCTAGGACAATAGTAACATCCCACGGCTTCTTAGCACCTAGTAGGCCTGCTGCGAGTCTTTGTGCGGCAAAGCTAGACTCTGCTTTCACTTCAATCTTCTTGCTCTTGTAGAACGCTATATACATATATGTTCGCATAGTGTACTCCTTGTTGTTAGTGTGTAAACATTATAGCGTAGGTTTTTCCATTTGTCAAGCATTATATTGGTAATATTTTGGTTGACAGGTATTACCAGCGATGCTATACTACGTATACACTAACAACACGGAGAACTAAAATGGGTACACCACTAATTGGAATGACGCTTGCAGATGCCTGCAGTATTGTTAAGGCCTATGCTGATCTACAAGGCTTACCGTTCTTAGAAGGTTTGATGGAAATGGATGCAGGCTATGATGACTTGGACCTTGAGGATCAAAGGGCCTGCAACATGGTATTGAAAGCTGGTCGAGAGATGTTTGCCCCAGTGTAGTATAGTGGGAGTAGGTACGCAGGACACATCCTACTCCCCCGTCCTGCTTGTTTTGGGCTAACATAGGCCACTACCTAACCACTGATCAGAACGTGGTCGCAGGTTAACACAGGCGCGGCATCACTATGTATAGCCTCATAGGGTTTCCTATAGGAGCAATCGATCAGCATCCTCCTAACTCTCTCCCTCTTTATGCCTGACGTTCACGGTTTACTGGTGCTCCGTCAGGGATTCGAACCCTGCCTCCCACGTTATGAGCATGGTACTCTCTACCTAGTGAGTTACCAGAGCAAAAACTTATACATTAATAATACTATATCTATTCAGTTTTGTCAACTGTTAGTGGGCCTACCTTGACTCGAACTAAATACTATTATGAAACTAGAACTTACTCCGCAGCGTATTGCAGCTAACAAAAAGAACTGCCTACTAGGAGGAGCAGCATTTGCCGCTAAAATGTCATCAGCATATAATGCTAATCCCAGCTATTGTAATCAATGCAGCACTATATTACCTCAGAGCAAGAAAAACAATAAATTCTGTAATTCCTCTTGTTCTGCAAAATATAGCAATGCACGCAAGGACTATTCAAAGTTCACACCAGGACCTGTTCCTAAACCTAAAGATCCTACAGCGGGGTCAGCACCCTATAGTACATTATTCCGTTGTGAGTGTAAACATTGCGGAGTAATTAAGCTGTATCGATCTCAAACCAAGTATTGTCCTGAACACAGGGATCTTTATAGCCACGCAGGCCGAGCTAAGTATTGGTTCACATTTAACGTGTTTCATTACCCTGATCTGTTTGATCTAAACTGGGTTAACTCTGTGGGATTTCGAAGCTCTTCTAATCCCAATGGAGTTACTAGGGATCATAAAGTAAGTGTCAATGACGCCATTCGAAACAACTATGATCCCTATTACATAAAGCACGTACTCAACTGTGAGCTAATGCTATTCGCTGAAAATAATAAAAAGAAAACCAAGTCCTCTATCACCTATGCAGAGCTAGTCATACAAGTTAACCTGTATGATCAGTCTCTGACCAACTGAGCTACAGGCCCTAAAACTACAGTGTGAGATCCCAAAGTATCCTTATGGGACGATTTATCTATCCGCTGCGCAGTACTATGTACATCGCCAATCTCACACTTCTTTATTTATAACTCAAATGATGTTATACTACACTATATGACTTATAGTATTACCTAGAATAAGTTAACTTGTTCAACAGTTCCTGCCCACAGACTCCCTCAGCAATGTCCATGAGTGCAGCCACAGTAGGTTGATGAGCATGTACTTGAGTGGGATCATTTCGCCCAGAGATTAATCTAGCAGTCTGAATCTCACGAGCTCGAACACTGGCACCTAGAATCAAATAGAATGATTCATTGGCGAACCGCTCCATGGCAGGAGTATTATCATATACCTGCTGAACTTTTCTCACTATCTTCTTTGGTTTATATACTTTAACTTCACTCATATCATTTCCTTAAGGTTATGCAGCGGGGTCACTACATATATAGTGTTATACTATAAGATACATTATACACTATATACACTAGTAAGTCAATGTATACTGTATATAGTATAGAATATAAGCTATTAAGATATAGTGAGTATAGTATATAGTATAAGAGATCTATATATACTATACAGCGGGGTCACTACATATACAGTAATATAGTATACAGTAATACAGTATACTGTATATACGGTGGGACCTATCGATATATAAGAGGGTATTAGGCAAGGTCAGAACCGCTAGGCCAAGGTCTAAATATGGTCAAGAATGGTGGCCAAATGGTGGATTCATGGGAGGTTTTTCTGTGAGATTATGGTAAAATCACTATAGAAACTGTGGGAAAATTGCTGCAAAATTTTTTGAAGGTGGGTGGGGAGAGAGGCTATGCTAGAATACTTCCCCAATGGTTCACCTATTTTCTCATACCTTGTTCACCTATTTTCTCATACCTTGTTCACCTATTTTCTCATACCCTGTTCTTACTATTCTCACAGTTCTCATGCAGCGGGGTCATACTGTATATAGTATATATAGTAATAAGTTCCCACTATAGCAAAAGCTCTTTAACTAGGTGTATAGTTCTAGCATACTCTCTTATACTGTATATAGTGTGTATACACTGCATGTATTAGATATACTGCATATAAGGTTATATGTATTAGATATAGTGTATAGTATACGTATAGTATTGACTTCTAGTAGTATATAGTGTATACTGACTGTATGTATAGATTATGAGTAGCAGAGTATATATAGATACCAGCACTTATACATAGTCTATTAATATTGTCCTCACCCACTCAAGGATCTACTATGTTTGCCATATGGTCAGCTATTATACTATTATTGCTTAATGGTTCTATACTCAGTGCAGTATTTGTTTTAACCATATACATGATCAAGTGCGGTTAATGAACCTATTAGATTTCGTATAGTTTAATTTATTCACTGTATATAAACTCATAGTTTAGTTATACGTATATATTTAAACTCTCAAGATCTTCCTCTAACTCCTAGAGTATCTAGTAAATATCCATTTGGATCCTGCCTATGTTATTATTCTTTAGTTTATACATTATCTTTGGTCTAGCCCTGGCTGCTCTTGCACACTACCTACTGGATCAGGACCTGATCACTGAACAGCATATGGTTCTGCACTTTGGTCTAATTGTTCTAGTCAGTTTGATCTTTAGTCTTCCATTTATAGTCTATGTGTTGGTCAATGCGTTATGGAACTGCTTTAGTGAGTCTAAGCTCTAGCCTCTTGACCCCGTGAGTCATTTAGTCTATACTATAAGTGACTTCACTTAAGGAAAATTCTCATGCGCCCATGTCCCCACTGCACCCGAAGGGTTGATGACTCAGCTAATCGGTGTCCCTACTGCACCAGTTGGATCACTCCCGTACCCAATACTGAGGTCAGGGATCTAATTGGTCTGGTCATAGTCATATGGCTCATATATAAGTTTTGGGGCTAACATGACTTGGCGTAGGGATCTTGATGTACTGCAAAAGAACTTCACCAATTGGATCTTCACCAATTGGATGCTGATACCTCTTGTTAATAAGGCCAGTGGACTAGCTGATGTTAATCAAAGGATGCAGGCCCTGTACCCTGGTCCCTATAGTGTAATAGAAAAATTTGATCCCCGTCGAGGGTTGTTTGTTCTAGACCTAGAGTTTGCTAGCCCTCAAGCTCGTACTTTATGGCTACTCAAGTGGAGTTAATATGAAATACTTTTGGCCCGGACCCGGTGCAGATCCTGTACTCACCCACAGATTTAAAGTTAGCCTAGTCACTGATGAAATGTGGCTGTGGTGCGAACAATATGATAGTGGTCTGAGTGTAGACCGTGACTTTAGACGTTGGAATATTGAGTTTGGCCAGAACCGAGGCCGTGACCATGATGTCATACAGTTTGAATGGGAGCAGGCGGCAATTATGTTTGCTCTAAAGTTTGAGACCCTATAATGTGGGATAAGATTCAGGACTGGTATCTAACCTGGCGCACTGGCCGACCTCGCCAGGTACGTGAGTTTGAGGCATGGGCAGAAGTTACAATAGTCAAGCGTGCTAACACAGCCGAGGCTATGTTTAGGAACTTCAAGTATGTGTTTACAGTTGACTACAACAAGTTCTTTTTTGATGCTGGCATGTTTATGGAGTTAGACCCAGGAACTAAACCATATATGTTTCCACAGCGTGAGTTAGGTGATAACTTAGTCTATGCTCACCTGCGTGGAGAGGAAATGCCAATTGGCCTGTTTCTTATAACTGACTTAGGTGATGAAGATAGACTTTATGTTGCCACAAACAACGGCAAGGATGCTACTATGATAGCACTATTATACGGTTGACTTTTTTGGTAATACCGTGTATACTTAATTTTTGTTAATAGAAAGCTCTATATGAAAAAGATCTCTCGACTAAGTGATTTCCCTTATTCGATTCTTAAAACGAGAAAAGGACCTAACATGGTTCAGATTATGGCAAGGAAACTAACATGCGAGAAATATTTGCACTAACAGTATTGTTTATGGTGTTTATTGGAATTCCATTGATCTTATACTGGCACTACATTACCCTAGCCTCTAAAGCAGAATCCGATATTGAACAGTTTACTCGTCAACTACGTGAAGAAAGAAACAAATGAAAATCTACTTTGAAAAATTAAATTGGGCCCGTGCGATTGCAATCGCATTTACTATTTGGGGCAGTGTATGCAACTATCCAGAACGCGGCCTATGGGGCATTGTTGATGCTGTAGTTCTTGTTTGGCTATTATACGCTTTAGGCTATTGGGCCGCGGAGACCGATCGTGCGTCACAAGATTAACACACCAACTGTGTACACTTTACCTTCGGCGGGCGAAGCACATGCTTTCGTTAAAGGAGTTAACGTTGGATCAAAAAGTAAGGATAAAACTATAGTTGTTTACCCTTGGGGTCGAGAGGAAGTTGAGGTAATAGTATATGCGTCATAGAACTAAAACCTTACGCGAAGGCCGTTGGTACAAACTATTCAAAAGTACTAATCCTAAAACTGGTCGATCCAGCTATACCATACAGGTTGATGTGTATAATTTACGAGCGTGGGATAATGATGTGATACGCAAGCATTTTGACCCAGCAGGCAATCGTGGTAGTAAACACGGCACACGTTGGAAGTACGGTAATAAAGAAACGGCAGAAAAAGTATTGCTAATGGCAATGATAAAATTTGGAGAATAATATGGATTACAAAAGATTTCGATTTTGGTTTATGCTGTCATTCTGTGTAAATTTTCTAATAGGATTCTCCCAACTGATCTTTGGCTACAATCATTACATTGATCACAAATGGTTACTGTTAAGAGTTAGTCTAATTCTTAGTACCTGTAATTTTGTCTGTGCCAAAGTAATGTACACTAGATATAAGCAGGTCATCCAAGATGAAAAGGATGAAGTGTGGAGAATCTTATCAACTAACTATGAACATCAAATGGAGACCTTCTAATGGAAATGTTTTTTGGATTTGCCATGGGCCTGGGAACAGGGGTATGGGCAATGAATTATCTTTGGGAAGAAAAAATCCGAGAGATTATTCGTACAGGCGAGTATACCAGTCTGGTCAACCCTCCAGTTGACAAACCCTAACATCTAGTATATACTATACAATATGAATGTACAAAGATTAAGCGAATTAATTAATAACGCACATATTCTAGCTCGGGTATGCGTGGCCAACCCTCGATTGACCAAAGATGAACAGGATATATGTGAGAGTAATCTACGCACCTTAATTGCAGGGCTGTATGCAGAACTAAACGAATCAGCCCCGAATCATGAACGGCTACCGGACTCTATAAAGAGTGATTACTAATATGCATGAACTATCTCCTTGGATTGCTAGCCTACTTGCTGCCGTGGTAGCAGTGAATATATTTGCTTTGGTATTCCTTATCATATATGGGCTAGCACACCTATGGGAACGTAAATACAAGGAAGAGGATCAATGAGATATAAGAAAATCTACATAGCGGTTATGGCCGCACTTCACGGGCATAAGCGTGATCCACTTGCGTCCTCACACTGGTACTAATATCATGCTAGATCCTATTCGTCAACAAGTATTAACTATTGCTAATAATAACTCGATGATGTATGTTCACGAAACATATCTTGTTCGTTACACCCGTGATATTGTATTAGCCACTATTGCAGATTTAGAGCTCAACGGCTATGACGATGCAGCCAATCAACTCAGAGTTACATGGAAAGGACTCCTAGATGACCCCCAATAAACTTCATGCATTAAAGGGTATTGCTTTTCTTTTGGTAGTAGTAATATCAGTACTGATCCTAGTATGTCACCTAGGAGTAACACCTAGACTGTCAGATGATCAGCGGGCTAAGAATGCCGCAGAAGATCTGGGCTGTGAGTACCTGGGTCGCACCCATGATGTACCTCGTGTGGGCTTTATGGACTGCGGTGACGGTGACATTCAAATGATGAGGGTATACTAATGAAACCTGTAATTAAACAAATGTGGCAGGATGCATTTGATTATGCATTTGATGTCAGTGAACGAGGTCCTAACCTCAGCATGGCCCATATGAATGAAGTGGCATTAGAAAAGTTTGCTGAACTGGTTGTTCGAGATTGTGCTGATCATATACTCAACTGTACTGATAGATATCGTAAAGAGTATTTTGCACACTTAATTTTAGACCAATATGGGATTAAAGAATAATGGAATGTGTATATAGTTTAGGGCCTTTTTGTTGGCATACTGCTCTCAAGTTTTATATTTGGTTGGCTGGTATTATAATGATTTGGACCATGGTGGGTGTTAACTGGTATGTGAGTTACAAAAATAATCAACGCATTAAAGAACTACGTGCTCGTATTAGAGCTCGTGAAGGAAAGGATAGCATATGAATCGTAGCGCATGGTGGTTGTATTGGGTATCGATGATTTATCTAACAGTGGGTATGTTTGATATATTCATCTACAGGTTTTGTCGTACAGGGTATATCCAAGCAGTATGGGTAGTGGTATTAAGTTTGCCATTATGGATTAGACCATTGGCACGCAAGTTAAACATGAAATGTGTCTGGGAGGCATGATGAGTCATTTTAGAGATTGGTATCAAGAAAACGATGTAGAGATTACTTGGGCCTTAATTGGTTCTTTAACTGCATTTGGTATTACAGAACTAGGTCAAGGTGATTACCTGTGGGCTACTTTTGATTTTGCCTTTGCCTGTATTAATTTTATGTTTAGAAAGGCATAATATGGCTTATGTTGACGTTGAAGTAGAAGTAGAGTTAGATATGTTCAGTGATAAGGAACTTATCGAAGAATGTAAATTACGTGGAATGTCTGTTGATGGGGGTGTAGAACATTACTCTGCTCATGATGTCATCCGTGACATCTATAATGCCAAGGCCCGTGGACAAGACTACGAGCCTTTGTTACGTGATCTATTCTATCGCACACTTGGACGGGTATGCTAACTGATATAGAAATTAATCAAGGGTACAAGCCCTTAAAGCTCTCAAAGCTGGCCTCTGGGCTAGGCATTGGGGGTAGCGTACAAGAGTGGGGGCCAAATAAGGCCAAGATAGCATTTGATGAAGTTAAGAGCCTTACCCAGGGTAAATTGATCTTAGTCACAGCCATCACCCCCACCCCCGCAGGTGAGGGTAAGACCACAACCACCATAGGCCTAGCTGATGGGCTACGCAAATTAAACTACTCAAGCATAGTATGCCTACGTGAGCCAGCCCTGGGCCCGGTGTTTGGTATGAAGGGTGGGGCTACCGGGGGTGGTCATGCCCAGGTCTACCCTATGGAAGATATCAACTTACACTTTACAGGTGACTTCCACGCAGTTGCCTGCGCACACAACCTACTCAGCAGTATGATTGATAATCACTTACATTGGGGCAATGCGCTACGGTTAGACACTAACAAGATCACATGGCGCAGAGTCAGCGAAATGAATGACCGTAGCCTACGCAGTACAGTAGTAGGGTTAGGAGCTCATAACAGCATCACCCGTGAAGAGGGCTTTGATATAGTAGTGGCCTCTGAGGTAATGGCTATATTGTGTCTAGCTGAAGATTTCAAAGACCTAAAGAAACGTCTGGGCAAGATCACAGTTGGGTATACCCTAGATGGTAAGCCCGTTACAGCTAAACAGTTAAAGGCGCATGGGGCTATGGCAGCCTTACTTAAAGATGCTGTCAACCCTAACCTAGTACAGACTTTAGAAGGTACCCCAGCACTAGTTCATGGCGGCCCATTTGCTAACATAGCACACGGATGTAATAGTGTTATTGCTACCAAGTTAGGTTTGAAACTTGCTGACTATGTGGTAACAGAAGCAGGCTTTGGTGCTGACCTAGGTGCTGAGAAGTTTATTAATATTAAGTGTCGTAAGAGTGGATTACGGCCAGATGCAGTAGTCCTTGTGGCCACTGTTAGAGCAATTAAGTACTGGGGTAATTATGATAATTTGGACAAACATATGGCTAACATCAAAGGTTGGTATAACTTACCTTGTATCGTGGCTATTAATCGTTTTGCAGACGATTCTGATGAAGATATTGCTGAACTAATAGAACATTGTCGAGAAAGAGATGTTGAAGCAGTAGAGTGTACACATTTTGCAGATGGCGGGGTAGGTGCTCAAGAACTAGCACACGAAGTTGTCTTGGCCATTGACCAATCAAGCAAGCAGATGGAATTGACCTATGCTGATGAAGATACATTATGGACTAAGATAAATCATATTGCCAAGAGAATATACGGTGCCGAAGGTGTTCATATGGATGCTAAAGTATCAGCACAGTTAGATCTACTACAGAAACATTATGGAAAGTATCCAATCTGTATTGCCAAAACACAGAGCAGTTTCAGTGATGATCCTACAGATAAGAACTCAGCAACAGACATACACACACTAACTGTGCGTGAGCTACGCCTGTGTACCGGAGCAGAGTTTATTGTGGCAGTATGCGGTAACATCATGACCATGCCAGGACTACCAGAACGGCCAAACGCTGAACGTATTGGTATTGACCGACAAGGGCGTATTGAGGGATTAGACTAATGGCAGTTGTTTGGGAAAATAGAGAAAAGAGTAGATTCTTAGTATCAGGACCTTTCGATGAAAGTATGCCTAATCTATATGTTATTATTGCTGATTTTGGTTGGTATATCGAGCATACTGACGAAATAGAATATTGGATGGATCAGCATTTGCCTCAAGGAAGACATCATCGAGAGGGGATGGTTATATCGTTTGATAATCCCAAAGACTGTTCGCATTTCTTATTAAGGTGGATGGTTTGAGTCATTCTGCCTATAGAGAAATTACAAAACCTTATTGGGATCATCATGACGATGTATATGCCGATGAAGTAGAAAATGGTTGGGAGCCAAAGTTTACATCTTGGTATCAACACACTATTGTAAACGACATTGCCCGTGGTGGATTTGATTGGCATTTTGATACCTACGAACAGATTGCCAAATGGATTCCTGAGAACGTGGAAGATTGGGCTAACAATGCACAATGGCTCAAGGTCAGTGATTGCATCTATGTTAGATTTAAGCGTGAAAAAGATTATGTTTGGTTTATGTTGAAGTGGGGCTAATATGCCAAGAAACGGCGAATACGAATTGTTTACCTATAAAGGTACAATTGTCTGCATGGATGACCCGGATATCCCGAGAATAGAATTCTCTGAAGAAATTGCCGAGTGGATACGTGAGCAAGACCATTTAATGTGGCGTTCATTATCACCGCCCAATCAAGATATATTCTACCTAAAACCTAAACTATATATGATGTGGAAGTTAAAGTGGGTATGAATGGTTTCCAACAATCAGTACAATCAATAAAGGAAAATTTTGCTTGGTCTACAATCTGTAGCAGCCGAGACTTTAGACATCAAGCTCAATGGGTTATTGATAATCTAGGCCCGCAAGGTATTAGATGGGAATATTCTCAAACAAAATACTACTTAAAAACAGAACAAGACAAATTATTATTTCTATTGAGGTGGAGTTAATGCTAATACCTGTTGAAACTGTACATAAGGCTGTTAGGGATCTCGAATCTCACGGGGATATAACCCAAACTATGTTTGAAGATCGTTATCGCTGTAGTCTTTGTCCCAGCGATAGTCTAGAGCATTATGATGTTATTTTTGATACACCTCAAGCTGCTATTATGTTTATAATGAAATGGTCATGAGATGAAAACAATTTGGTTAAAGAGTCCTATTGCAGAACTATGGTGGAAGTTCTGGCCTGGGAAGATCATTGACCTACCGATGCCAGATGGCTTTATGTCTGAAATTGTATGGGGTGTTGTAACAGTAGGAACAAATATGTCTGAGCAGTATTACAATATGCTGGTCTGGATGGAAGAACATGTAGGAGTAAAAGGACGTGATTGGAATTGGCAAATTCATACAACTACTGAATTATTACACTATAAATCTGAAACTAGATTAGCTATTAAACTTCGACGTGGTAAAGAAAAACAAGCAAGTATAATAGCATTAAAATTCTCATGATATTAAATCGTACACAATTTGCCATACACTTTAACAATCTGCAACCTGGACTAGGTAATCGCAGTAGTGCCTTATGGAGTCCCGAAGAATATCTTAGAGTAAACAAATCTGTGGCATTTGTTTGTGTTAAACCTATTAACGTATCGGCGATAGGAAAAATAGTATATTGGAACTGGTGCAAGAAACACTTACAAGGAAAAGTAGCCTGCTACAGCAGCGATGATATTAACGAAGAAGAATGGTGGGGATTTACTAATCCCGATGATATTGTATTTTGGATGCTAAGATGGGCGAACTAATAAACTCAAATACATTCGCTGATAATACAGAGAACTCTAAAGACAGAGAAGATTGGTTACTTAGACGTAACAGATACTGGATGAGATTGCGTGCAGTCCATCGTGAGTTTAATGCTCTTAAAGGTGGGAATTACTCAGCAGGTGACGAACTTTTTGTCAAATACCTGCAAGATACCTACGGAGTTCAAATGCATGTTGAAAACACCCATATTACTGCCCTCTACAATGTAGTAGACAAATCAAAATATCTGTTATTCTTAATGAAATTTGATGTATGAGTTTTGGCGGCTTTTCGTTACCGTTTATAGGCACTAAAGAGGAATATCAAGAGCTAATGGCCAAACAAGAAATAGCAAAACGTACACTCAATCTGTATAAGAATCTATTATGGCGGTATCGTCTTAGGACTGAGATCTCTATCAAGTGGCCCATTGGGTGGACACCACAGGATCATTTGGGCAATAGTGCTGAAAGCTCAGACCCTAATGTTTGGTACCGTGATTGGTTTGAACAGCATGCTGGTCGTCAAGGATGGGCATGGGATTGGCGTATTGGTCAAACGCATACTTACGAACTTGATCCATTAGTTGAGGTGCATGATACATTACGCATTAAGTTTCGTGACCCAAAAATAGCAACCTTGTTTATATTAACTTGGGTAAGATAAATGGCAAAAAGTAGTTTTGAAGAGAGTCTTGAGGATATGATAATTCAGGAATGGTCTGAAAGTTGGGATCATGCCGTCTTAGATGAGCTATGGGGAAATACACCTAAGACCTACAGCATAAAAAAATCTTGGCGTGATCGCAGAGGCAGACAGATGCATCGCATTTCGGTCAGCGGTCGTGTGCTGGAATGGTTAGAAACTACACAGTCACAATACGGTAAATCAAATCCAGAATGGTGGAAGTTCCAAAATGAGATCAACATCACAGATAAGATGTTAAGTATGTTGATACTAAGATGGGGTAAGGAATGATGTATAAAGTAACAAAATTAGATGGTAGATTTGCTGGATCAGATCGATACAAGTATTACATCAGCCCTAAGGGAAGAACTCCGTTTAATATAGTTAAACCTTTGTTCAACGATTGGCGCACATGGTGTTGGGCCACATGGGGACCAGCTAGCGAACGTGATTGGTATGCAAATGTTGACTGGGCATGGGATACTGAACACAATCATCTACGCATCTATCTGCGCAGTGATAAACAATTATCTATGTTCCACCTCAAGTGGGGTTAAATAGTCGTATGAGCAACTACAACAAAGTACAGAATCAGATCAAACTGTTAGAAATCAAATTGAATAAATTTAGATTATACGAGCAAGAGATAAGATCAACAGATCAATGGAATACGAGACGTATTGATGATTGTGTTAAATCTCAGGAGAAATTAGTTGAGATGATCAAGTACTGGCGTGGTAAATTGCCTAGCTAGCAGCAAATATTACCTGTGCCGCGCCACTACCTGCTGGCGCATCTAAGATAGTCCAATCCATGCCCAAGACTGGTGTTTGGTGTATATGGCTACGTGGTATCCAATACTTATCTACATCAATCTTAAGTTGATCAACGATATTGCTAAACACACTGTCCAAACAGATAACTGCCTGAGCGCCTTCGATTACCTTAAGCCAATCAAACACACAATCAGTAATACCTTCTGTGATATTAATCACTTGCCAGTCAGCGGGAACATTACTTAGATCTGGTTCACATTTAAACGAACTACCTTCTGTATGAGTTACAATGTAGTTTTTGTTCTTAACTACTCGATCATATAGAGCTGTTTCACGTGCAGGATTGCGGGTAATACATTCATCTAATTTCCATTTGTTTAGGAATGGAACACCTGCTTTGGTATATTTGAATTCATCAAAGTGTTGTATTTGAAAATAAGGAACTTGAGCAAGTTCCGGAACTGCATTAAGACTTTGGTACAAGCAAATAGTTTCTGTTACGCCCAATGCTTTGAGTCGTTTCATTGGTTCAGAATAAAAGAAATCACCTCGACTATCGACTGGGATTGGAATCCAGTTGACCCAGGGCGCCACATCGCGCACACTGGACCAAAAGGGTTCACAAATTGGCCAATAAATTTCATTTCCTTGATCTGCATAGTATTTGGCAATAGGAAGACCTATAACTAAATCCCCCAGCCCTCTCGATTGTAGTATTCCTAATTTACTCATTAATAATTGTCCATCCATACTGATAAAACATTAGCCTGTCCGTATATAGCATAGGCTTGTTGTGTTGCTTCGTAATTGTTACGGGCTGAAACTACAGTCTCACCCCAACCACCATTTGGAAAACGATAACGTACCTTAAAGCTAAACATAATATGCCCTTTCTAAGTTAACAGCATAAACATATTATAGTATCTATTACCGGTTTTGTCAACCTTAAAAGTAGTGTAATCCCGGGTGTTCTTTGAAGTAACATTCATTTCTAGTTATCTCTAAATCTCTACGTGCTTCACACCAAATTTCCTGATGTCCTAGTCCAATTGCCACGCTGAGCGCCACGCTTTGATTGCCTATAAATGCATCAGCACCTGCGATGTATTCAGCTACTTCAAGTAGAGAGCCTGTAGGTTGATAAGGAATTTCCCAACCTGTTGCAGATTTAAATGCTTCGTACTCTTCTGGCAAGCCCAAAAAGAATGCTCGATCTTCAAAACCCTGTAAGGCCCAATCATTCCAAATAGGACTTAACTGAGGTGGTAACCATCGTGCAGTACGATTGATAGCAATGTTACGTCCTTCAACAGTCTTAATATCTGGTACTGTGAGCCAAGCATTATTTCGTAGTTCTGTTAACACTTCCGGATCTACAATACCAAACGCAGCCCCATATACATCTACATAATTGCCCGGATGACGAATAAACAGTGGACGAAACTTATCTAGGTTATGTGTGATTTCGTCTACTGAAGGATTTAATTTAGCAAACTTTGTGATATAAGGTTGTGCTTCTAACAGACCTTTGATGAATTCGTAGTCCGTGTCGTTCATACGCCCTGCATGGAATGAGGGACTTTCTACACCATAATAATGTCGACTAAGAAAGTCAATTTGGTCCATGTGTAGATAAAACGCACCACCACCAAAATGTTGTACTATGGGCAAACTGTAGATTAAGTCACCTGTTGTACCGCTATGGACGAAAGAGTTTGAAGTAATAATCATAATATTCCTTAATATATAAATATGTGTAGTTCGCGGGATTGGCGTCCCCAACTACTCTAACAGTTTACAAGGAACTATCAGCAATGACTATTTACTACCTATATATCAAGACCCACAAAATAACTGGACTTAAATATCTCGGGCAAACATCTGCATCTGATCCGCATAAGTATCCTGGCTCAGGAGTTGATTGGAAAAATCATCTTAAAGAACACGGATATAACTATACTACTGAAATTCTAAGAGAATGTCAATCAAAAGACGAACGTAGAGAATGGGGATTATATTATAGTAATTTATGGAATGTAGTAGAAAGTGAAGAATGGGCTAATCGTATTCCAGAAACTGGCGGCGGTGGCAATATCACCCCAGAAGGTTGTGCAAAAGCAGTTAATACTAGAAAACAAAAAGGAAGTTATAAACGAAATGAATCTGCTATTGCAAAAGGATTAGAAACAAGATTACTAAAATACGGAACAACAAATACCTCAACTCCTGCTGGTATAGTCAAAGGACTTGAAACTAAAAAACGAAATGGAACATCTGGTAATAATTTAACTCCTGAACGTATTGCTAAATGTTTAGAGACTAAGAAGAAAAATGGTACAATGAATAGCAATACCCCTGAGTCAATTGCTAAAGGACTTAATACTAAAACAATTAACAGAAATACACCAAATTCACCCACGGTAATATCTAAGGCACTTGAAACTCGCCGTCGAAATGGCACCATGAATACATCAACTCCTGAATCGATTGCAAAACGAACAGAAACTCGCAAAAAACGCATACAAGAAGGTACAGACGGAGTAATAATGAAGGTAGTTTGTCCACATTGTAATAAAGAAGGCGGGCAATCGATTATGGCACTTTGATAATTGCAAAAATCGCAATACTTGACAGATCTTGAGCAAGGTGTTATTATATATAAAGTTATCTCAGGGAGGTAAATGGGATAACTAAACTTGCGTCACCAAAATATCGGTGGTGCTAAACAAAGGGAGGTGCAAAGTATGAGAGTATTTTTCTCAAAGATAGCGGCCTTGGTCGTAGCTCTAACAATATGTATGACAGCTAGAGCGAATGAAGTAACCGACGTGCAGTTAACACGTCAGCTAACATGTTTAGCACAAAACATTTACCATGAAGCAGGCAGTGAAAGTATTCAAGGTAAAGTGGCTGTAGCACAAGTGACAATTAACCGTGCCAACAGTGGTAGATTTCCTAGTACCATATGTGGTGTAGTAAATCAAAAGACAGTCGTAGCAGATAAAACAATCTGCCAGTTCGATTGGGCCTGTGACCCTATTGCTCTAAACCGCAGAATATATAATGCGGCCTATCAAGAGAGTTACAGGGTAGCAGAGTTAGTTCTACTAGGTGGTAAGAGAGTAGAAGAGCTAGGCGAAAAGACCATGTATTTTCATAATACACAATCTAATCCACACTGGCCATTGCAACGTATTGCCCGCATAGGCAACCACGTATTCTATACCAGTGATACAGAAACAAGAAAGGTAGCATATAATAAATAAGACTATGAGAGCTAGAGAATTTATTATTGAAAACAAGCGAGGTACACCAGAGGTTTTCCTAGATATGGATGGTGTCCTTGCTGACTTTTTTGCAGAGTATGCTAACCTAGCAGGAGTGAAAAGCGGTAGCTATCGTGACATTCCTCCAGCTAAAGCAGATCCAACGCTACAAAAAATGGTGGGCACTGATTTCTTTGCCCGCCTTCCTAAATTTCCAAGTACTGACAGTCTAGTCAGTATGACAGTAAAGATGTTTGGACACTATCATATTTGCAGTAGCCCATTACGTGGCGACTTTGAAGGTAGTGAAAAATACAAAAAGATTTGGATCAAACAACATTTGAATCCACAACCAGTAGACATCCTTATTACACCAAACAAAGCCAAATATGCAGTACAAGCAGATGGTACTCCAAACATCTTAATTGATGACCGTGGTAGTAACATCAGTGCTTGGGAAGCCGCAGGCGGAGTTGGTATTAAATATCAAGCAGATGAAGATGGTCTTGATGTAGTATTAGCAGGCTTCAAGCGTGCAGTAGATATCGTCAAAGGTCGTATGAAACACGAGCCACAGCAACTGACCAGCAAAGATAGATCAAGTGGCAAACTAATTGCCAAGAGTGGCGATGAAGAAGAACATCCAAGTTCGCCAGCAGATCTAAAGAATAAAGAAGTAGCATAAGGTAAATACTTGTATGAGAGCAAATGAATTAATATCAGAAATGGGTTGGGGCGCAGACAGCCAAAAAGCAGGCACTGAACAAAATGCCCGTGATTGGGAACATGTTATGGCCAAACATACTAACAGTAGCCCAGAGGTCAAAACAATCTTAAAGATGCTACGCCAAGGCAATTGGAAAGCAGCCTACGCTGAGAAAGAAGCCCTAGGTAACGGTGGCAAGAGTGTTGACTTTTGGCTAGCACATGCCAAGAAACAAGGCTATACAGAATCACTTGAAAAACGTCTTGCAGAAGAAATCGATCAAGACGAGTATACCAACGAAGCAGACATGGTGCAGAGTAATTTACACACTATTATCCGTATGGCAGAAGAATTAAGCAAGATCCTAGAAGTTAACGAAGATATGGCAGAATGGGCTCAAGAAAAGATTGCCGTGGTTAAATCTATGATTGTTACTGTTGGAGATTATATCATCAGCCAACATGAACAGGGTAATGTACAACATACAGACGAAGAATTTGAACTAGATGAAAAGACATCACCTAAACTATGCCGCAGTGGTAAACGTCTAGGACGTAGCGACTATTCAAGTTGCGTATCACAAGGGTTAAGAGCCCACACATCAAAAGGTAAAGGCCATACAGATGGACATGGCAACTATCTAAAAGGTAAGAAAGCCAAAAGTACTAGATACGGTGGCGATGTACCTGACTACAGCTAACACAAATAATCAAGCCCATTTAGGGCTTGACTTATATCTGCATCTATGCTACTATTATGTTATAAATATCTTTAGTAAACCTTTTCAAGGAGTAAGATAATGAAAAAACTATTAGTAGCTCTAGTATTAACAATGTTCGCAACATCAGCAATGGCACACGGATACGGTCGCGGTGGATATTATGGCGGGTACCACGGTGGATACGGTGGCGGTTATGGTTGGGTCGCACCATTAGCAATCGGCGGGTTGATTGGATATGAATTATCACAACCACGAACAGTCGTAGTTACACCTCCTCCTGTGGTATATCAACAACAACCTATTATCGTACAACAAGCCCCTAGTGTGTTGCCTCCAGCACCGTACGGTTATCACTACGAAAATATGTTAGATGCTAATTGTAACTGCTATAAAACTGTGTTAGTAGTCAATCAATAATGGTACCTACAATAACAGTAACTGAATCAGCAGTTAATAAAGTAAGCAAACTATTAGCCGACGAAGGTAATCCCAATCTTAAACTACGCATCTTTGTCGAAGGTGGCGGATGCACAGGATTCCAATATGGATTTACCTTTGAAGAAAATCAAAACGATGATGACTTTGTTATCACTCAAAATGAAGTTACATTCTTAGTTGATACTATGAGCTATCAGTATATGGTTGGTTCGGAAATAGATTATACAGAAAGTCTAATGGGTAGCCAATTCCAAATACGTAATCCTAATAGTATCGGAACTTGCGGTTGCGGAAGTAGTTTCGCAGTATAATGCTATATCAAGCACTGAAACCATATTCTATCCTATTGCAACATGACGAAACTCGCGACCTAGATGCGGGCCTCGGAATGATGTTGCTTCCCGAAGACAATTCTAAAGTATTTCTACATTGGATGAATGGAGATAAACTCCGTGCCAGCTACACAATGAGCAAGGCCACTAAGGTCTATGAAACTGTACGTTTAATCAACGCATCGAAACGTGTAATTGAGATTAAAATATTTGATCTTGGTTGACACGTTTGAGTTTACAGTTTTCAAAATGCCAGCGTTTCATATTACATCTGCTACCCGTTTTGTTACAGTAAGGACAAGTAACCTTTATCTGGGAAGGATGAGTTCCGTTCTCCAATTGCTTACGTACAACATCGCCGCCTAATAGATTATGCGTCCCATTTGCTACTCTTTTCAAATTATTTTGTAGCTTATAGTCGCCATTAAGAAATAGATGAGTCCCGTCTGCAATTCTTTTTTGATTAGTTTTAGATTGCAGTTCTCCGCCAAGGAACGGATGTGTTCCGTTTTCTATTCTTTTCTGATTTGACTTACGTGCTACTTCGCCACCTACCCAGGGATGGGTTCCAGATTCTACCCGTCTAAGATTTTCTCTTGTCGCTGATATTGAGTCTACTCCGTCTCCGGTTTCGGGTTTAAGATTAGCCCACAGTTTCTTTCCTAACTCATCTCTTGCCTCAACAATATCCCATAGATTGCTATAGTAGGTACCTAAGCGTTTTATTTCTTTCTTTGAGTCACATTCGTGTAGTATATCGGTGGTGTAATCATTGCCGTGTACCTTGAGATGATCTAACCAATATGATCCGCTCCCTTTATATCTGTGAGGATCCTTTGATTTTGTTTGTCCGAGATATTTCAATCCGGTTTTATTATGTGTCTTTATGTATAGATAAATAGGCAAGCTGATTGCTCCTTTATAGCATTAGAGTAGTTGGATATCCCCATATCGCGAACTACATTTATTTATCTCTTGACAGCACAGCCATCTTAGTGTATAATAAGTTATTGATCAATTAGAAAAAGGAAAGATTATGGCTGACCCGTGTGATAGTATTATTCGCATATTAAGAGATCACAATTCTCGACTTGATAAAGAATCTATTATCGAAGTGCAAGCACTAGAAAAAAATTCTGAATTTTTTGAAGGTTGCAAACTTGCCTATGACAAGATGATTACATTCGGAGTTAAGAAAATCCCAAGTCATAGTGGGCCAGATGGACAGGGACTGCCGTGGGCGGCTTTCTTAGAATTAACGCATTTACTTTATACTCGTCAACTTACAGGTAATGACGCAATTTCTGCAATTGAACTAGCCTTGTCGGCCTCAACAGGATCTCAATGGAATGATTGGTATAAATTGATCTTGCAGAAAGATCTAAGATGTGGCATCAGCGAAGTTACTATAAACAAAATAGCCAATAAAATTAATAAAGATTATACCATTAATACATTTTCTTGTATGCTAGCACACGATGGCGCTAATCACGAGAAGAAGATTGCAGGTAAGAAATTACTTGAGCCTAAACTAGATGGCGTTCGTGTTCTAACTATTGTTAATATGGATAATCGTACTGTTACCCAATACACTCGCAATGGTAAGTTACTAGAAAACTTTAGCCATATTACTCAAGCACTTGAAGCTAACATTGATGACTTTGAACGCAGTTTTGTTCTAGATGGTGAAATGATTAGTACCAGCTTCCAAGCACTTATGAAACAGGTACATCGCAAAGATGATGTTAAGGCAGATGATGCTGTGTTAATGCTATTTGATATTATTCCTCTAAGTGAATTCCAAGCAGGCAAAAGCACACTTGGTCAGCGCCGCCGTTCAGCAATGTTAAAAGGATTTAATCCTACGTTTGCCAAATGTGGCAACATTGGTGTTGTGCCACAAGAAGAAGTAGACCTAGATGGCTATGTGGGAGAACTGCAATTCTTAGAATACAACAAAAACGCTATCGATGCCGGATATGAAGGCATTATGATTAAAGATGTAGATGCTAAGTATGAGTGCAAACGCAGTGTTAGTTGGTTGAAACAAAAACCGTTCATTGAAGTATCATTAACTGTAACCGCAGTTGAAGAAGGTACTGGCAAGAACGAAGGTAAACTTGGTGCATTGGTTTGTGAGGGTGTAGATGATGGGAAACGTATTGTGGTCAATGTTGGCAGTGGGTTTACTGATATTGATCGCGAAGAGTATTGGGCCGGCAAGGAGGCTATGGTTGGGCAAGTTGTGGAAGTCCGAGCAGATGCAGCGACTCGGAGCCAGGATAGTGAGGATATTTACTCTCTACGGTTTCCGCGCTTCTTGCGATTCCGAGGATTTGCAGCAGGTGAAAAAATCTAAGATGGATAAAGATGCTGTTAAAGATGTTACCTTTGGCGGGCTAGTAGAGATAGTTAAATCTAAAAGATACTATCGCTACAGTTCAGTAGGTCCAGAGTATAGCTATCTAACCGAAGATGGTGAGAAGATGATAGTTGAATACATCAATCTAATGGCATACAAAATACACCAAGCCGAAGAAGAAGAGCTCAACAAGCGAGCAAAGGAACTAACTATGAAAGCATTAAAGGGAGAGTCAGTTTAGTGGCCAAAGAGGATTTAATCGAACTCGAGGGAGTTATAGAAGAGTTACTACCTAACGCTACGTTCAAGGTTAGGATCAATGAAAAGCACACAGTATTAGCCACCATCTCTGGTAAGATGCGTCAGTTTAAAATACGTATTCTTGCTGGAGATCGAGTCCGAGTTGAAGTCTCAACATACGATTTATCACGCGGTAGAGTTACCTACAGAGAAAAATAAACAGGAGCCTTAGCTCCTGTTATGTTATACCTCAAGGCCTAAATACATTGGCCAACTTGGGTGCCGATGATCAAACGGTAATTTCTTACGTTGTTCTACTAATTGGTAGTAGTTTGGTTTGAACGGCACTTTCTTAGGGTTGATTCGATAATCATTACCTTTATCACTGTTACAATCACCACAGGCACAGGTACAGTTTTCAAACGTACTCTTACCACCTAGGCTTGTAGGCAGCACGTGATCTAATGTAGCAGTTTTTTGAGTAACATTGATACCGCAGTATTGACAAATAAATCCATCACGTAAGAATACGTTGGCTTTACTAAAGCGAACGATGTTCTTCTTTTTCATATATTCTTTCATCATAATAACCGCAGGTACTCGGGTACTCCAGTTTGCACTGTGTACAATCCAATCCTCGTGCCATTCCATTACATGAGCTTTATCCAAGACCATATAACGAACAGCTTCCTGCCATGTGATAACACTCAATGGCAGCATTGAAATTGGTGTGCCGTCTGTGTTTAATACTAATGTTGATTGCATAATATATGTATTTATTTGTTTATAACGCTACTAGTATAACATAGAGTTGGGATTAGAACAAGTTAAATTTTGATATCACTATTGACAGATGTATTCCACATGCGTCTACGTTCTACACCTTTAGACTGTGCAAACTGTTTAGGATTGCAGTTAGAGCATACATGATAGTAGTCATTGCTGACCCTGCGAGGATCTATCTCTCCTCTAGTTCTTTCAAACCTAGCATTACAATTATCGCAGGTAAAGATCAGCATAGTTAAGGTGCGAGTATAATTGTGTACTACACCTTGTTTACTGGTGCGTTGGTATTGTTTAACAATCTTCCTAGAGTCGATATACATAGAATTATTTACATTCGGATTATAAAATATACCGCTAAATATGTACAAGAACACCATAGTAGGAATTATACAATGTCAATACAATACATCAACACAGGTACCGCGGCCAACAAAGGTAACGGTGACACCCTTAGATTAGCATTCACTAAGATCAATCAAAACTTTGCGGAGATTGCCGGTAGCAATAATGTTAAAGGATCAGTTGGTGAAGTTATATCTAATCCATCACTACAACGCGGTATTTCAGTAACATACAATACTGTAACACAATATGCCAGCTTCCTAGTTAACATAGCCAATACCAGCACCTTAGGCGGAGTTAAAGTTGGTAATGGTATTAGTGTAGATGGCACTGGAGTAATTAGTGCGTTCGATGGCAACTACAATAACCTAGCAAATATTCCGCAGGCCTTGGGCACTACTGATAGCCCAACATTTAATAATGTACACATCACTGGCAATGTTGACATTGCTGGACAAACTACTATTGTTAATTCAACTGTGGTAACCACAGACGACCTAACATTAACTCTAGCCCACAATTCAGCAAATGCTGCGGCCAGCAATGGCGCCGGTATTATTGTTAACGGTCCTGTAACTCCTGCTAGTATTACCTATAACAGCGACAATGATTCTTGGGTGGCTAATAAACCATTTATCGCAACCAACATATCCATCGGTGGAAACAATGTTGTTACTGCAAACCAATTAGGCGATATCACATTCTCAACTAATGTAATTGGTACCAGTAACGCAGGTGAAGATCTAGTACTTACTCCTAATAGTACTGGTACATTGGTCTTAAACAAAATCAGTACATTGAAGGCCTCTGGTACTATCTATCAAGGTACTGCCTACGATAATATAGAATATACCGATACTTCAATTCGTGTTGATGCCGACACCAACAGTTACGCACAAATGATTATGAAGAATCACAATGCTGGCGATAATGCCAGTACTGATTTGGTCATACTAAATGACAGTGGTAATGACTTTACTAATCTAATCGACCTTGGTATTAACAGCTCAGGATATAATCAAAGTGCCTACAGTGTAACACAACCAGGTGACGGATACTTGTTCACAGATGGTGGCAATTTGGTATTAGGTACCCAGAGCCCAGGTAAAGCGATTATATTCCATGCAGGCGGAACCACTACAGATGATGCAGGCGGTTCACTAACACAGTACGCTTGGACATTTAACAGACGAGTAACAACCATAGTCAACCAACCTGCTCGCTTAGATTTCTTAGTACAAAACACCAGTAATAATGTAGAAGCAAGCTCTTATTATCAAGCACAAAACGATTTAAACGATTACATACGAATGGGTGTAAACTCTAGTCAACGAGTTGATGGCAACATCTTACAAGGTGAGGCATTCTTATATCCAAGTAGTTCTGGTGGTACATTCCACATCGGTAATCACTCTAATATAAATTTCTATACCGATCCAGATGCTGGATATACAGGCACTCCTACATTGGTATTGAACTATGACCAAGGTGCTGCTATATTAGATGCTGATTGGATCCCAAATAAAGATAACACATATAACCTAGGTAATTCAACCAGCACATGGCAGGCATTGTATCTAAACTCTACATCAACTGTGGCATTTGGCACCAACCAATTAGCACTTGATAATTCAGGCAATGTTCTAGTTAACAGTACACCAATCTTAGGCAGTATCGAAATAACCGGCGCAACAATAACATCAAAAGATACCTACGGTCCTTTAATTTTATTAGGCAATGGTGTTACTAGAAATGCTTCTATCCAATTTACTCCAGAATCTACTGAGATTGATGTATATGGTAGTTTTATGTCTGGACCTCCAAACACTTATGATTTAGGTGGACCTTTCAATCATTGGCGCGGTGTATGGGTAGGCACCGACGGTATACAATTCCTTGATGGCAGCTCATTAACATCAGCTAACAGTGTAGGAGCTCAGGTTGTAGTTAACTCTACAGGTACAGTGGCCAATACAGGTACATTATGGTATAGTACAATTGATGGTAGACTATACGTTGGGTATGACGGTACATTTGTTGATACAAATCCTTCTCCTGTACTTGACCTATCAACTGTTACACAAAATATTATTCCAGGCGTAGATTTAACCTATGATTTAGGTAGTCCAACTAACCAATGGCGTAGCCTATATGTAGGCACATCAACTATCTATTTTGGAGGAGTTCCTCTTACAGTTGACACCTTAACAAATACACTGTTATTAAATGGCTCGCAAATAACAGGTGGTTCTGCAACAACCTCAACTTTGGTCAATGGTGGTCCTAGTGTCACAGTAGACAGTAATGGGGTCCTTTCAACACCAAATAATGTAATATCTAGCGGTACAGTATTTGCTACCGGATTAAACACTACTGGACAAATTGTTATACCTAATAATGGGGTTGCTGGCGGACTTGTTTCGCAAAATGGTCAAGGAAACATTTATTTCAATACTGACAACAGTCTTAATTTCATTGTCGATGGAACTTATCAACATATATTCAATGCCGACGGCACTATAATATTTGGCGGTGGATACATATTCCCTAATACTCAAGGAACTCAAGGTCAAATTTTAGTATACGATCCATCTGGTTCTGGAGATTATACTCTGCGTTGGCAAAATCCACCAACTGCGGTTTCATCACTGACCAACGATATCGGATACATCACAGCCAATTACCCAGGTACTTTTGAATCAACCGGCCTACAGGTAAATGGTAACGCACACGTTACAGGTAATTTACAAGTAGATGGAGTGTTTACTTTCACTGGCACAGCCACAGTTATCAGCGTAAGTTCTGCTACATTCTTTGGTAATGCCAACGGTTTTGGTGCGTTCTACGCAGGGGTAGTTGGTTATACTCCACTACCTTATACAGTAGCACAGTTTACAGCCAACTACGGCGACTACAGCCAGATTAACTTCCAAAACTTAAACAATAGTGCCACAGCGTCAACTGATTGGGTGGCCACAGCAGACAATGGCAGTGACTCTACTAACTTTATCGACCTAGGTATCGCAGGCAGTAATTGGAACGGCACACAGGCCAACAGTCTTGGCACAGCCTTAGGTGCTAATGATGCTTATCTATATGCTCAAGGTGGTACAGGTGGCGGTAACCTAGTATTAGGTACAACCAGCATAGGCAAGGCAGTTAAGATCTTAGCAGGGCAATCAGGTGCCGCAGGAGTTGTGGCACAGTTTAATGCTAATGGGTTGACACTAAGCACAGGAACAGGCATTACATTCCCTGACGGTACACAACAAACTAGTGCTGTTAGTTCTACAGGTACAGTGGTACTGAGCACACTTAATGTTACTAATCTAAGTGCAACTAACATTACAATCAATGGACAAACTGTTACAGCTGGAATCAGTACTGCCACAGTTAATGCTTTAATCGCAAATAGTCTAACAAACTATGCAACACAAAGTTATGTAACAGGTCAAGGATACTTAACGTCAAGCACAGTTAATCAATATGTAACCAGTGGAATTAGTACAGCTTCTGTTAATGCATTAATTGCAAATAGTTTAACCAACTATGTTAAGATAGGTACAACTGCTAATTTTATAGGCACAGGTACAGCAAGTTCAACTAATACAGGTATCTTACAGGTACAAGGCGGCGCTGGTATTAGCGGCAATCTATATGCTAATACAATTTACAGTGGTGATGGATATTTCAGAGGACCAGCAGGATACGGAAATATATCTCTTGCTTCGGGCGGCAGTGTTTATCTAAGTGAAGTTGTTATAAACGGCACTGGATTAATTAAAGGTCCAGGTGGAAGTACACACATCGCATTGCTTTCAGGTACAGGTGGTAGTGTTAAGTTTTATAATACTGCTAGTATTGCAGGTACAACATCTGCTACTTCAACTACAACTGGTGCTTTAGTAGTAAGTGGAGGAATTGGTGTAGGCGGCGATGTTTATGTTGGCGGCACCGTTACAGCTAACAAGTTTGTCGGTGATGGTTCAAGCCTAACTAATGTTACAGTAACACAACAGGCTAACATTGTTGGTGTACAGCCTAATGTAACTTTAGTAGCAGGCAGTTACAGTTATGTGTTTGATAACACCAGTAACTTTACAATGCCTACTAATGGTGATATCATAGTACCAGGCGCCAGTGGTAATATTAATGTAGGTAATACTGTATCTGCCGCCCAGACTGGTACTTCAGGTGGCTATGCTTTCATAGCAGGACCCGGCGCCACAAGTCAAGTAGCGTTGGGATTACAAGGTACAACTGGCACAGCGGCCAACATGGCCATTCGTGATAACTCTACTGTAGCAAGTAGCATCTATTACGATGTAAGTATCGGTGGTGCAAGTCACGGTATGCATCAGTTTAGAGGAACAAGCGGTTATACACAGTATGCTCAAATTGATCGTTATGGCATTAACTTGCCAACTCGTCCTGCGTTCCGTGTATATGGTGCAGGCACAACAAATAATTTGTCAACAACAGTTAACACTAATGGAATATTAAACGGCAATAACTACGCAGTTGATTATCAACAGAGTACAGCATTGAATACATCAACAGGCGTGTTTACGGCTCCAGTCGCAGGTTTATACAGCATCCATCTTAACGCCCGTGTTTACAACAATACTGCACCGTTAGCACAGGTCATTGTCATAAAGAACTACAATACTAGTACTAGCGCAAATATGGTCATGTGGGAATCAGGGGCTAATCCTTCAATCAACCATTTTGGTGTCAGCACCATAGCCAAACTAGCAGTAGGCGACACGCTAGTAGCCAAGGTAACAGTAGGATCAATCAACTTTGATGCCAACGACAGTTGGGCAGTGGCCTACATAGGATAAACGATGATCATCCAAGGTGTGACTATTAAAAATACTACTGTGGCTGATCCCTACATCACCACCAGTAATCTTGCCATATGGCTTGATGCCAATAACTCATCAAGTTATCCCGGTACGGGCACGGCTATTACAGACTTATCAGGCAATAGTCGTACTCATACACTTAGCAACAGTAATCTCTATACTACACTTGGTGGAGTGAAATGTTTCAACTGCTCGTCTGTAGGGCAGGTCATCCTGGCTATGTCCCAATCCACTATACCGATAGCCACAAACTTTACCTATATTACATGGACTAGAGTGCGAGCCAGTACCTCAGGGTTTAGAACCCTGTTCAGATCCGGCGGCACAGGCGGACATGCTATCATTATCAACAACGGAACTAACACCCTAGGCATGTGGGATAATCTTCCTGACAACACTGGATTTAACAGTTCAGGCTACGATATGTCGGCTTATAATGATGTTTGGGCTCAATGGGCCGTAGTAGGTGATGCTTCAGGGCAAACATTCTACATCAACGGACAACAGGTAGGATCCTCAACAGCTAAATCAGTTGCTGGCCAATATCACTATGCCTGGGGCAATATTCAATCAGCTAACGACCAGCCCTGGGGCTATGTAGCCAACATGTGTTTATACAATACCAAACTTACCCAGGTACAGATACAACAGAACTACGGATACTATAAAACGCAGTTCGGAGTTTAACAAATTTACAATAAATATGACAAACAGGATCAAATAAGATGGCAATATTAAACTTTCCAAACACTAGACAAGATGGTAGCCCGTTACAGGCAAATGATCAGTATACAGGCGATAATGGAGTTACTTATATCTATGACGGAGCCAAGTGGATAGGACATGCTGTCGCACAGCCAGCAGGCACCAACTCTATTACCAATAATGGACACACCGTACAGATTGATTCAACAGGTAATCTTGTTATACCCAACAATGCCACTATCGTATATGCCAGCGGTGCTCCTGTTGTTACATCAAATACATCAACACGCTGGGATGCTGGTAATGTAGAAGGTTGCCCAGTCTTTGCGTCTTTAACTACAGACCAGTTTCACTCATATACACAGAAAAGCCATTTAGAAATAAACGGCGACGGTAGTTGGAACATTGGCAGTAACTTTAATAGCACAGGTTTATTCAGTAACGATAATACTGCTACACTATATTCAAATCTTGGTGATGTCATTATTCGTGTAAATGATAGTCAAACTAATTTTACATTTGGTCAAGATGGCTACCTAACTATGGAAAGCCTACAATTAGAAGGTTTCCTAAAAGGTGTAGATGGTAGCACAGGTTCTACAGGACAAGTACTAACACGTCAAAGTAATGGCGGAGCGGCTTGGGCAGATGCCACAGGTGGATCAGGTGGTCCAGTATTTCAACTAACATCAGGCACAGCGGTAGTAAGCCTAAACACCAGCGGCGCACTGACATTACCACTAGGTTCACAACTGCTAGAGAAGACTTGGTCTACTACAGTAACTGCCATTACTACAGGCACACGAACATTTGTAACTTTTGCCGCTGATGAATTTGGCTATGCTGAACAAGGGCAAATAACAATTTCGGGAGTTGATACGCCTAATGATGTCAACAGCACTTGGTACTACCAGGCTTCTGATCCTAATCAGGTAGAACTACATTATAACGAAGATTTCGCTTCACCAGTAAACAGCACATCATGGTCAGCATATACCAGCGGTGGTACTGTGACTCTAATCACACAACTACAACTAAACAGTAACGGCAACATCTGGAAGTTCATGGCAGACGGCAGTACCATAGTTCCTAATGGACAGCGAGTTATCTTTGGTGAG